TTTTCTTCATACCACCGCGCCTTCTTGATGTCATCCTGCGCTGTGCTGTTGGGTTTCTTACCAGCCCTCATGCGATACTTGAAAGCATTTAGCTGGCAGAAGTTGATGTATGCTTCCAGTCCATAGCAATCTATCATCATCTCCCATACTTCTTTACCCCCGCTCTTGTAGTGGTTGGGGTTTATGTAATCGTAACTCATAGTCTAAAGGAAATAGAAGGGGGCCGTAGCCCCCCTCTCATCAAAACAAAACAAATGAACTACCTAGAACGGAAGGTCGGTCTCTTTCTCAGCCGCCTTCTTAGCTCTGGCTTCCTTAGCGCCTTCGGAGTTGGGATCCCACACACGGATGTGTGACTTACCACTCTTAGACATGAATGGGGTGATGTATACATTACCACCCTCACCTTTATCATCAACACGGGTTGCGTACTTGTCTGCGATATCACGCAGCTCAGTAGCTTTGATCTTTAGCTTCCAGCTTTGGAGGCTACCATCATCTTTGAATGTAGGTTCTTCTGCCCAACCTACCAGGACACTGTCACTCTTGATCTCTGACATAACTATAATTTTAACAGTTTATAAATGATGTAGATAGAAAATAAAATCTTTAACGTCCAGAATTCGTGGAACCAATGTCTCTTAGACTTCGAACTCTGCATAGTACTTGCTTGTAGACTTCTTACCACTCAGCCACTTCTTGATACGAGAAACAGCATCGTGGAACTTCATCTCCCCACTGAATAGGGTCTTGTCTGTACACTTCACATCGGCAGGGTAGTAAGGGTAGGACTTCTCTTGGACAAGCCAGTAGAAATCGTTGATACCAAACACCGTGGTGTAGATGTAGGCTTGTATGTCGTACGAGAACGTACCCACATCTCTACCAAAAGAGTTGATGCTTCGCGTTGACTTGCTGTCCACAATGAAAGAAGGGTGGAGACAATCTAAGAAGCCTTTTACAGGGACACCGTCTAGGTCTATATTAAATTCCACTTGCACATCACCCAAACCGATGCGCGTGTAATACAGTCCAGTATCCTTCAGTCTCTCGACCATCTCCACCGCCTTCTTGTGGTCTGCATCAAGTACGATCTCTTTGTCAGAGTTCATGTCTTCGAACTCCTTGAGTCTGTCCTTGTATACCTTAGTTAGCTTTGGGTTCTTTGAGTTGATACCCTCGCACAGACTTTCTTCTGATGCGATAGCATATCTATTTAGTAGCTTGTCGGGTTCAAGAAGAACCGTATCGTACAACCCACCAAAGGTGAGTGCCTCTGACTTCTTCTTTAGTTGACCCCTCATGTACATCTCCCACAGACGCATGTCTCCGAGAGCGTACTTAAGAGAGGAGTAAGAGAGGTGAGGTTTACCCACCTTCTCTTGAAGCTCTTCTCTCATACTCATCACAGGAACTTATTAAGTGCTGCAACTTGGTTCTCGCTGAATGTCTCACCGTACTTGGTAAGTACAGCATCAAGAGCTTTCTTTCGCTCAGGCTTGGCTACACTCTTCATGTAGGTGATGGCATCTTGGAACTTATCGTCTTGCACTTCCTTCTTCGCTGTGCTGATCTCTTGCTTGAATGTTTTCGGAGTAGCATTCTGCTGCGCGATGGCAGTCTCAACCTCGTTGGCCGAGGCGATGCTAGTGTCGATCCCAATACCCAACATAGCCAATGCACGACCTACTGCTGAGGTCTCGCAGTTCTCTACGTAGCTGGTTTTGTTGATCATACCGTTGGACTTGCTCTCATGGGCGTGACCCTGGGCCACAACCAATCCGTCTGCGTTAGCAATGGTGCATCGGCAGAGGGCTTCGTCAGCGGTAAGCATTGGGAACTCTGTCTGGATTGACCAGTTCTTGTACTGATCCTCTTGACGGAAGAACTTGATACGCTCGTTTACTTCGACGTAGTCCTTCCCCTTGATCTTGGTGGTCTTGAACTTGTATGTACTCATGTATACTGAATTAAAATGGATTACAAAGATACGAAATCCCTATCGTTTCCGCAAGGGTTTCAATACATTTATCGGTTCCTTTCCGTGATTGAGCAGCCATTTGTCGAGCATAATCGCTGCTTCACGGGGTGAATCGTACTTTTCGTGGACACTTGATGACAGCCCATCAACTGTCTTGCTGATGTAGTAGTGATGCTCACCGTTGTATAGGTTCCGCTTTCGAACCCCATCAAACTCTGTCGATTCTGTGGATCTTACGTTATAGTTTTTCATCTTGTTGCTCTATGGCCTTCGTGTGTCATTGTATTATTTTAGTAGCCAGTGTGGGAAGAACTGCTTCGCTGCCAGTACTGCGATAGCGATCGCTACAATCGCCCCGAGGGTACATACGAACCCCCACACTAAACCGTTTTCAAATGCATGCTTTTGGATCTGAGTTACTTCCTTCACTTGATCCTCTGTAAAGTTCAATGGGTCGATCATACCTTAGGGGTTTTGCGGTAATTCTCATCCCACTTCGTCCAGTAGTGGCGGTGCTGCTGCACACACATCACGGCTGCGAAGATTGCGCCAAGCCAGAAGTACGGTTGGTTAGTAGCCACGCCCTCGACGACCATCATGATCATCAGTACAGGGGTGACAAGGATGTTAATGAGCCTAGCCCAAGGCTTGCTCTGACGGAGTAAGTACTCCCAGTAAGTATCAAACTGTTTCATCTGTCTATTGGTTTAATAGGTTTATTTCTGAACCGTTGTGGTGTTGCAGCCAGTCGAACAGCGAACCGTTGTTCAGTGACTCGTTGTAGTGATCCCAACTCTTGTGAACAAACTCACTGGTGTTAGGTGATAGATCCCAGCCTATAGCTGCTGCGAACTCTTCCATCGAACCCCAGGTCTTGGGGCTGAAGGGGATGTTGTCTCGTAGGTCTTTAGTGCGTCCCATGTTATACTAGATTTTGAATCGCTTTCATAATGAGGGTCACCTCATCTTCTGTGCAGTACCCTTGAACATCGTTGTGATCTGCGTCTTCGGCAATAGTAACGGACGTAGTGCCACGTTCAAGGTATACGCAGCCTAGCTTGCCGTCCAAATTGATGAAGCCAACCTCGTAGGGTGCGAACTCTGAGGTGTGGAACCAATCGGCTCCTGTGACAACTGACACGGCTCGTTCGTTGTCAAAGAAAGCGTATGCTTGTTTGCCTCCGAACGGATGCGGCTCGAATGTCAAGTCTTTGAACGTCTTCATAATGTTGTGTTAGTAGCACAAGATAAGTTGGGGTAGTACCACAACTATCCGATGCTAGTCGAATTGAAAATTAATTTGCCCTTCAGTTTCTGTCCTCTCGTTGAGGTCGTTTGTCCCACAGAAACCATTGCACTCAAACAGAGGCTGCACCTTGCGCTCGGGCATATCGTCAAGGCACTTGTATTCAGGATAGTCGGGGTGCTTCCGAAGGAACACTAAGGTTCTGCCACTTTCTTTCGCGGCCTTACTCTGATCCTTTAGCATTGTTACGGGCTTGCCTCGCATAGCTGTGAGCTTGTGCTCCACGTTAGACATCTCCTCGAACTTGTCGGGGAAGTCTCTCCTCATCTTCTGCCAGTAACCAATACCACCCTGAACGCAACCCGTTCCAAAACAGTTGTTGTTCTTGAACCCCATCTCATACATGATTGGGATCTTCAGTCCAGCATCTTGTACAATCTTGATGCAGTCCTTCTTGTTGAGACCGTACATAAGTAGCGGGTAGATCGGCTTCGCTGCTGGATGATTCATCGTCAGGCTGAGTCCTCGATTGAATTCTTTCTTCTCGAACTCGAACCCAAACACTTGGTGTGTGAACTCGTTATCTCTTTGCCAAGCCTCTCTAACTGATCGCTTCAGTTCAGTGCTGCATATAGCACCGTGAGCTACGTTCAGGCTCTTGTACTTCTCCCACACATCTTGAATCTTCGAGTACTTATCGCCGATGCCGCTGATGGTTTCGATTTCAATACCGTACCACTCACTGCAATCCACCTTGAATCGATAGGTATCTTCGTGCTCGTTGTGTGTGTCGATCATCACAACCCTGCACCTCTCCTTACCGTATATCTCTATGGCTTTCTTGCAGGCGACAGCGGAGGTAATCCCTCCGCTCCACCAGCATACTATGTCTCTATTCATAATTGCAATTTAGTCATTCTTCTTCCTTAAGCATGTTTAGTTCTTTTTTCGAGAAAGTCCATGATCTTATCTGCCATCACTTCGGCTTGGCCTTGGTTCATACTAACCTCAACCTCACCCTCTACGTCTGAAACAGTAATGTCACAGCCGCTGCAATCGACCTGCATGTCTGATGGGAATTGGATGTATACCGACTCGCACCAGTAGTCAGACTCAATTATCTCTTGGATATCTGTTCGAAGCTCTACGTCATTGAAGTCCAGCTGAGGCTCTGCCTCTTGATGCTTTCTAAGCAGTTCCTCCTGAATACAGGCCACCTCTGCCTTACACTTGGCAATCAAGTCAGTGTTACCGAACAGGTTGGTGAAGTGCGCTAACAGGTGGGGGATGTGGACGAATTGTGCTTTCGGTTTGCCGTTTTGTGTTGGATTTTCAAACGCTGCTCGGTCTTCTGGTGAAAGCGAATCGCTTTTGATGACGATCTTTTCGTTGATTCGTGATGAGTTGTCCATTAGTCTACGATTAGTTTGATGATTGATTTGAATTGTTCGTTGGTGATTACCTTGCGGTCAACAAGGTCACCGATCTCTTTGATCGCTACCCAAGTATCTACCGTAGCAATCTTGGACACTGGCTTGCGTGGTTCTTGCTCAACAGCAATAGCCTGCCATACATACACGCATGGGTTGCCGTTCTCCACTCTGCTCAGGTTGTAGTTGAAGTTTCCGTTGTGTAGGTATTTGAAGGTGTACTTCTTGCACCCTTTATCGGACACCCACTTTGCAGCCTCTCGCTTCTCCATGAGATTTGTTGTAGGCTTGGTTTTGAAAACATCCCCGACATTGAGGTCGTCGAGTTTAACCTTCTTGAATTTGTACTTAGTCTGTGACATTTGAATTGTTTTGAATTGTTATTGTTTGTTTGATTCTACCAGCTTGCCTGATAGATAAAGTAGTCGTCTTCTGTTTTGTCTTCGAAGTTGATTGTGTCTGTTAGCATTCGGACGGTCGCTTTTAGATCATCCCAATAGCACTCGTCCACTACGGTTGGGCCAAAGAAGAACCCACTCTTAGGGGGTAGCACCTCTAGTGCTTTCTTCTCGTCTTTGCTTTCAAGTAGTGACTCGCATAGCTGCACTAACCCGAGTAGTTCTGCTCGGTGTACTGCAATCGGCTGGCACTCGTCCACACCTTTTGCGAATGTATCCACGATGTACCCGTGGATTTGGTTTGCTTTGCGCCAGTACGCTAGG